ATGACCCAGCCAAATCTAGCTAAGGGCGACGAGCCTCTGTATTCTTGCGTTGAGTGTGAAGGCCCCGTGTTTCTGGTGGACGACGTTGTGTATAAGCCTTGCGGTCACACGGCGGCTGCGGTGCTGGCAAATCTGTCAGCGATCTTGCGCGGCACGTCAGAGGTGAAATAGTGGCGATCAGATCGTACAAAGATTTGGTGGACGCGGAAGAAAACGGGCAAACCTTTATCGGCGCGTTCCGTAAGAACATCACCGCAGCCACAGGCCAAGGCGCATGGTTTGACGTGACGTTAAGTCCCGGCAACCCTTTGCCATTTTACTATGCCTCATCGCCTTTGTTTGGTTTTCCATTAAGCCAATCCGTCAATGGCGGTATGCCGCACAATCTGCCGGTCGGTCAGTTAGGATATAAAACCTACCTTAAAACCTTCACGGTTTCCCCTACGGCGGCGGGCTTGTTTTGCACAGGCCCAATGATCCTTATGGATTATCTATTCTATTATCCGTTTATCGACACGGGCACGACGGACGAGCAGTATCTAGGCCAAGCCGATGAACTTCCGCGCTACGTTGACGGCCAAGGCGTGCAAGTCATGGCTGTTCAAATGGCTGGTATGCTTGGAACGGGAAACCCGACTTTCCGCTTCACCTACATGAACCAAAACGACATTCCAAAAACAAGTCCAACGCAGACTTGCGGGTCGGCATCACTGGTCGGGCAGCTGGCAACGGGAAACAACAGTTTGACATCCCAGCCAAACAGCAACTACCCCTTCCTGACATTGGCACCGGGCGATACGGGAGTGCGCTCGATCTTGTCAGTGACCTTTGACACTGCGGATATTGGGCTATTGGCGTTTGTGCTGGTTAAGCCTATTGAACAAATCATCTTGCGTGAAACTCTTACAACTGGCGAGCGAACACCTGTAACAGATTTCTTTGATTTGCCTGTCATTGAAGACGACGCCTATTTGTCTATCCTGCTTAACGGTGGTCAAGGTCTCGCGACACAATGCGGCTACATCGGCACAATTCAAACAGTTTGGGGATAAATCATGGCTTTACAGTCAATGGATCAAATTATCAGCGCGATTACTGCCTCGCAGTTTAACCGCACTGACTGGAACAAAAACGCCTTGCCCGTCACCGCACAGGTCGCGGGCCAATGGTACGATCTGAGCACGGGAGCGGGCAATCCGTTTCAGAACTCGACGCACGGATCGACGACGAACCTAGCGTTTCAGGCCCTGTCTGACACAACGTCAATCGGTGCCACGACGGCGGCGCTGGGCGGCTCTATCGCTGGTACGGTGTTTACCGACACGACCCACGGCACAAACCGTTTCACAATCGGTATGTTGCTCTCAGGCACGGGCGTCACGGCGGGAACCTACATCACCTCGCTCGGTACGGGTACGGGTGCCAACAACGGCGGCACATATAACGTCAACATTTCTCAGACCGTCACATCGCAAACCATCACCGGAACAGCGACAACCAACGGTCTGTATACGGGCGGTGCGGTAGCGCCATCAATCAAAAACATTTTGAACGTCTCGGCGTTCTCAGCGGCGGCAACTACGGCCCCGGCCACATTGATGCTGGTCGATCAGGTCGCGATGTTCACTGTGTCGAGCGTCACCACCACGGGCGCTCAGTCATTTACCGGCACTCAAACCCTGCCTCGCTACGCCACAGGCGCTGGCCTACAGGCATTCATCGTGCCCTCAGTCGTCATGGGCGCGGGTACGCCAACCATCCAGCTAGGCTACACTAACGCAGCGGGCGTGTCGGGCCGCTTGACGCCTGCCAGCCCCTCGCTACCTATCGCCAACACGGCGTCACCTGTTGGGGCGCTGGTCCATACCGGAACGGGTGCGGGTAAGTTTGGTCCGTTCATGCCGCTGGCATCGGGCGACACGGGCATTCGCTCCATTCAGTCCATCAGCCTATCCGCTACAATGACGTCGGGTTCATTGGTTGTCATTCTCGCCAAGCCGATATTTACGCTTCCAATCACTACGGTCGGCGTTGCTTCAGAGCGCGATCTGGTTAATCAGCTTCCGTCAATGCCTCGCATCTTTGACGGCGCTAATCTGCAATGGCTGATGTACGCGGGCGCGGCAACCCCTACTAACTCAGCGTTCTATGGCTCTCTCGACGTAGCGTGGGGCTAAGATGCTTGTTGGAAATTACTCTAACTTCAACAAACTGCCGCTAAGGTATTTTGGCGCTGGTGGTGTTAACAATTTCGCGGCCATCCAGTCCGGTAATCAGAGTAATTTCGTCCAGTCTGGCCGAGTGCGTAGTCGCATGATGCAAAACGATACTACCGTAGCGTTAGAACTATATTCTTTGCCCAATGGCAGCTACCCCCCGCTGACGTGGTTTATCCCACAACAAGCGGGGAGTATCGGGTCAAGCAATCAGATATACGGCAACGGGGTATCTGAGGGTAATCTAGCGGGCGGATTGCCGACTGACGCGAACCTAGATGGCGCGGGCGATATCACCAACGGCAACCTAACCCTTATCGCCCAGCTTATCGCGTCCCTCACGGGCGCGGGCGACGTCACACCGCCGCCGTCGCTGGTCGGCAAGCTCGAACTGATCAGCAATAACCTGACGGGTTCTGGCGCGGTTGCAGCCACCCTCACGGCGTTTGCGTCGGTTCAGGCGTCGTTGACGGGCGCAGGCTCACTGTCCTTGGTGCCATACGCCACGGGCGATCTGTCGGCGGACATTACAGGCCAGTCTGTCCTGTCCCCCGAAAGCCTTGCCGCTGCGGTGTGGCGTGCCTTGGCCGCTCAGTACAATGATGACGGCACAACAGGCCAGCAACTAAACAACGCCCTGACCATTTCCAAATTCCTCGCCTTGAAGTAAGATGCCCGCAAACCGGAGTTGTACTAGATGGCCAACGTAAAAATTAGCGGTATGACCGTAGGGGCAACCCTTGCTGGCACTGAGGCCTTTGAGAGCGTCCAGTCTGGCAACACCGTTCAACTGTCGGCGACGCAGATCAAGGCCTTTACTGATAGGGCCACATACACCTACAACGTGCCCGTGACGGGCTTCTCGATCACAATCGGCGCGGCAATCCAGTATCTGATCCTCGAACCCGCTGGCACGTTGGCCACGGGCACGATCACGATGCCAGCCTCACCCACGGACGGCTACCGAGTGGGGATTGCTTCTACCAAGATTGTGACGACCCTGACGCTTACGCCAAACACGGGCCAGACCATCCCCAACTCACCCACGGCACTGGCCGCTGGTGTCGGTGTGACATTCCTGTATCGTAGCGCCAACGCCACATGGTATCGGGTGAGCTAATGAACCCCGCGTTTTCTCAAAAAGTAGCTGAAGCGGCCAAGGAACTGGCCGAAGCGATGAGCATAACGCAACCCCCTGCGCCCCCGACGCCGCCCGTTCCGGGCGCGCCACCCGCGCCGGAGGGTCCGCCGCCCGCTGGAGGTTTACCGCAAGGCGGACCACCCCCTATGCCTCCAGCAGGTGGCTTAGCCGCGCAACCGCCCGAGGCGCAGATGCCTGCACCTCCCAAAGTCACTGCGGCAAACCCTCTGCAAGGGCTGCCCTCGTTTAAGTCGCCGCCCATGGCGGCTTTCTTGCAAAAAGCCGCAGGAGCACAAGGCCCCGTGGGCTTTGCAAAAGGTGGCCGCGTAAACCCCCAACGGTCTTTGGCCGTTCAATTTAAAGGAACTTGAGATGGAAGGCTTTAAGAACTCTACGCGCATGAAGGTTATAAGCGACGTGGCCCCGCAGGCCTACGCCAAGGGTGGGGCGGTCAAGGGTATGGCCAAGGTTGGCAAGGCCGAAGCTAAGTTTCCCATTAAGCGCGAAAACGGTGGCTCTTCGGCGCTGACCCGCGCGGAACGCGAAGCTATGATGGAAGAGCCTTCTAGGCCCTTGACCGCTGCACAATTACGCTCCGCTAAAGCCATGGTTATGGCCAAAGCCGCTGCGCCAAAACGCGAACCGCTGCTACCTACGCGCGTGCCTTCTTCTGGTGAAATGCAACGCGTTTTTGGTGCTCCGCGCGCAAAAGCATCCTTGCTAGATAAGCTTTCAGAACCAACCGGGGTCTATAGCTCTGATCCGGAAGAACGCAGAGCAGCCTACGTTAAAGGAAAAACGTTTAAAAACCTAAGAAACCTTGAAGCCGATCCGGGCTACATGACCGCAGCAGAACTGCGGCGGATTGAAAGGGATCGCCCCACAAACGCTTCGGGTTCGTCGCGCTACAAAATGGGCGGCAAGGTCGGCGGCTCAAAGGTTCCTTACTAGTAAGCTAGTTGCCGTCGATCACGGCCTGCCCTCGGAAGTATGCGACGTTTTTGATGACGCAGCATAATTCTGGGGGCAATAGCTCGCCATTCCTAAACGTCAGCACGGCAAAGCCGGACGTGTGCGGATTCGGATTATTTTCAGCATAGTCAAACTGAGGCCCGTTAGGCTCTGCAAGGCATCCTGTGTCCACGCCCCAGCGATGGCCGTTGTAATCGCCCCACGGCGTCACAACGAGCCTGTGAAGGTGTCCTGTGACGATAGAGCGACCCGATTTCATCGCGTTGTTGTAAGCCGCATGGACACCATTGTGATAGCGGTGCTTGATCATCGTATTTTCATTGACGTTGAGCGACCAAGCCATATTCCAAGCTGGGAACCGTTCATCTAGCCGCATGATCGTACCCTCGAAGCCGGGGGCTACTGTGCAGAGCGTGCGGTCCAATCGTGCATCGTGGTTGCCGACGTTCCAATAAAGCATGGGACGGGTGCCAGGCGCTGCCAGCACGATCTCGTGCAGCCGTTCATCGCATATCTCAAGCTCCTCTTTGACTGAGGGTAATTTGGACCATCCAATAGGCGGGTGGCGCGAGACGCTGGCACCGTCAAAAATATCGCCATTGGCGCAAATCACGTTTGGCTTGAGATCCTTGATGACCTCAAGCAGGGCCATGTTAGCAATTGTCTGATCCTGATTAGGCCAGAAGTGCGCGTCCGAAAACACCACTATCACGCCATTTTCTAGCCATAGATCGTTTTGGCGCTTGTAGGCTCGGCCTACGTCCGTCTGCCAGCCATGCTCGTTGCCCTGTCCGGCTCTTATTGGGTTGCTTTTTAGGATAATGCCTTTGTTGGCGAGCACGGCACGGCGCATATAAACCGCTCTGGTTGAAACCCCCAAAAGCTGACAGACTATGGCGGGACTTCCTCCAGCCTTCTCCCATGCTGAAACGAAAACATCATCAGGGATCGCTTTTGAATTTGCGGCCATGGTCTGTCCTTTTTCAGTTATCCACAGCATATACAACTTACGCAGGTTTAAAACTACCCCTTACAGGTCGATTTACAAATCTTGTGCGCGGGGTTATAGTCGCCAAGCTAGAAAAGTCGGCTCGTCAATAGCGGACTGCTGCCCCACCAGATGAGCAGGACAGTATGGCATTTTCGAGCACCACATCACAGACGGTATTTAATACCCGGAAGGTGATCGACAACGCGATCCGCCGCTGCCGTGTGCCTGCCCAGCAGATCACTTCTGAGCACATCGACATCGCCAATGACCAGCTCTATTTGCTGCTCGGCGAGTTGGCTAATCGGGGCACGCCACTGTGGTGTATCGAGAAGGTGCTCGTTCCACTTTACGATGGGCAGGGTGATGTAACCCTATCCTCGTCCACTGTGGACGTTCTCAATAGCAGCCTTCGCAGCCTCCAGAGCGTTACGGGCACTAACACCACCACAAGCACGTCGGTGACTACTGACTTTGGCAGCGCAACCTTCGTCACGACTGTTGGCGTCAGGTGGTCTGCGGCAGCCGTGCCGATCAACCTTCAGCGCTCGACTGACAACGTGACGTGGACGACGATCCAGTCAGAGACCCCATCAGCCGTCAGCGGTGAGTGGACGTGGTTCGATCTGGACACGAGCATTGCATCCATCTACTTCCGCGTCTTGGCCACCAGCGGCGTCCTCTCGGCCTCTCAGGTCTATCTGGGCAACACGCCGACCGAGATACCCCTATCGCGTATGAACCGAGACGACTACACGTCTCTGCCCAACAAGTTCTTTCAGTCATCTCGGCCCCTGCAATTCTGGTTCGACAGGCAGGTCCGTCAGCCCATCATGCACATGTGGCCAGTGCCAGATAGCGCCGCCACCACCAGCCAACTCGTCGTGTGGCGTCAACGCTACATCATGGACGTGGGCAGCATGACGCAGGAGGTCGAGGTGCCCCAACGCTGGTACGAAGCGCTGGTGGCCGGTCTAGCCGCAAGAATGGCCATGGAGATCATCGAGGTCGATCCGGGCATCATCCCCATGCTCGATCAAAAGGCGGCCATTGCCCTCAGCATCGCACAGATGGAGGAGCGCGATAACTCGCCGATGACCATTTCTCCGAATATCGCAATGTACACGGTCTAGCGCCATGCCAGTTTTCCTCGACACACGCGGCAAGACCACCCTCGGCATCGGCCTCTGCGCCCGGTGCAGTCGCAAGTTCAGCCTCGACGACCTGATGCCAGATGGCAACATTCCGGGGCTTATGGTCTGCCGCGCAGACCGCGACGACTACGACCCCTACAGACTTCCCGCACGTCAGACTGAGACGATCACGCTGCGCTTCGTGCGCCCAGACGTGCCGTTATCTGCATGATGTATTGGGCAAACAGCGTTCGGGCAATGGATTTGCCGAACTGGCTTGGCGTTGCTCCCGCCAAGTTGGAGCGCCGCCATGTGTCCGTCCCCCGCGTTGGCGGCGCTTCTTCCAATTTTAACTTTCATGGAAAAATAAAATGTCAATAGAATACACTTGGAACGTCGCTCAAATGGACTGCTACCCCGAAGCCGATGGCGAGACCGATGTGGTCTTCACTGTCCATTGGACGATCAGCGCCACGGACGGCACCTACACTTCTGGCGCTTACGGCACCGTGGGTGTTACCGCCGATCCCGCTGAGCCCTTCACCCCCTATGCCGATCTGACCCTTGATCAAGTGGTCGGTTGGGTTCAAAGCGCCATGGGTGAAGAGCAGATCGATCAGTTAGAGGTTGCTCTTACTAACAACATTGCATCTCAGGCCAACCCGCCTGTGGTCACGCCATCTCTGCCTTGGGGTGTGTAATGATTGAAGAGCTGATCTCAAAGGTATTCTACACTCGCAATGTGGCCCATTGGACACACTGGCGCACAAAGTCATACGCGCAGCACGTAGCGTTGAACACCTTTTATGACAGCATTATCGACACCTTAGACAAGCTCGTGGAGGCCTGTCAGGGCGCTCACGGCCTTGTCGGCGCAATCCCTGCGCCGTCTGCTTCGGCTAGTGACATCATCGACCATCTTGAAGAAGAAATTGCGTGGATTGCAGAGCATCGAAGCGAGATCGCCTACGATGTCCCCGCGTTGGAGAACATCGTCGATGAGCTTTCTGCCATCTATTTGTCCACTTTGTACAAACTCAAAAACTTAAAGTAAGGCGCGTATCATGTCTCTTGCACTCGATTACCAAGCCCACAACAAGGCCATTGAAGTTGCGGCCCAACTCGACACGCACGAAGCCGTGTGTGCCGAACGCTACCTCGGCATCAATGCGCGCCTAAAGCGCCTCGAGGGCATCCTGATCACCTGCGCCGGGACGATGATCGTCCTGCTGCTAGGCATAGCCTTTAAGCTAAACGGATGAACCTAAGCCCTCACTTCACGCTGGAAGAGATGATCAAGAGCCAGTCGGGCGACCGCGCTGGCATTGACAACCTACCTCCCCCTGCGTGCCGTGAGGCCCTGCGCGCCCTGTGTACGCACGTCTTGGAGCCTATCCGCGAGCGCTTTGGACCCGTGGTAATCAACTCCGGCTACCGGGGGCCTGAGCTTAACCGCATGGTGGGCGGGGCGGCATCCAGTCAGCACTGCTCTGGCGAGGCTGCGGACATTGAGGTTCCGGGCATGTCCAACGCAGATTTGGCGCGTTGGGTTGAAAAGAACCTCGAATATGACCAGTTGATCCTTGAGTGCCATAAGCCGGGTGTCCCGGACTCTGGGTGGGTCCACGTCAGCTACAAGGCCCATGAGCCAAACCGTAAACAAGAGTTAACAGCGACGGTCGTCAAAGGTAAGATGGCCTACACGCCGGGGATCGCGAAATGATAAAATTTATTAAGGCTCGCCTGAGTGAGCGCTCAACATGGCTTTTGATTGGCACCAGCGTTGCGGCAGCGTCTGCTCTGATCGCGCCTTGGTCTTACGTGTCAATGGCTGTTGGGGCGGTCGCGGCCCTTATTCCTGACGGGGATATCAGTCAATGATCCCGCTGCCATATGTTCTGGGGGCTCTGGTTGCTGTTTTTGTGCTGGGCTGTTTAAACGGATACGCCATCAAAGACGGCGCGTCCAAGGCGGCAGCGGCCAAGGCATTCAGGGCCGCAGAGGGTCAACGCATCATTTTACAGGGGCAATTAGATGTGGTCTCGGCGAAGTACGAAAAAGAGCGTGAGCGGTCCACCCGCTTGGCTATGGCGCGGACTAACACCGTCAGAGAGTTCTACCGCACAGCTCCTCCAGTGGACGCTTCTTGCGCTGTTCCTGACCCTATGTACGGGCTGCTCGTCAATAGTGTCCGTGACGCCAATGTTGCCGCCTCCGGCGAACCTAGCGATGCCTTGCCCAAGTCTGCCACTGCCGCCGTCACCGGCCATTGACCCCGCTAGACTAGAGTGGGAGGTTGATGTGGTTAGCAAATATGAGGACTGCGCCTTGCGCCACCGCTTGGCGATAGGTGCGTGGAAGGCTGCTGCGGAACCAAAGAAAAAGTGATAGGATAGGCCATGGCTACGACCACGACGTTCACGACGCTAAAAGAAGACGTGCAGCGCTACCTTGAGCGCGGCGCGACCTATGCGTCCGATCCCGTGGTCTGGGAGCAAATCCCGCGCCTGATTAATCTGGCCGAACGCCGCATTGCGCGCGAGCTTAAGGTCGAGGGTTTCGTCAACGTCGTCACTGGCACCTTCCAGACGGGCGTGGACGTGTACGCCAAGCCCGACCGCTGGCGCGATACGGTGTCCATGAGCATTGGCACCGGGGCGTCCAACAACACCCGCGTGCAGCTATTCACCCGCAGCTACGAGTACATGCGCTCCTATTGGCCAGATAATAGCCTCTCAGGCCAGCCAGTATTCTACGGCGAGTATGACTACACGCACTGGCTAATCGTCCCTGCACCAGACGCAAATTATCCTTTTGAAGTGCTTTATTACGAGCTGCCGCCGCTTTTGGACGAGACCGTTCAGAGCAACTGGCTGACCGAGTATGCGCCCCAGTTGCTGCTGTACGGCACGCTGCTTGAGGCCACGTCATTCCTCAAGAACGACGAGCGCATCGCGGTATGGCAGACACAGTACGACCGCGCCGCACAAATGCTTAATGGCGAAGACCTCGCCAAAATTCTCGACCGTTCAGCCGCACGCAAGGAAACGTAGGTCATGTCCTTTACACAAGTTTTTGGTGGCACGACCATCTATCCATCCGACGTGTCCTACCGCGATTTGGCCCTGACGGCCAACACGACCCTGACGTGGCCGCTGGAGAACAACAGCGGCGGCTCTGTGCTTGCTAGCATCATCGACATCACGCCCACCGGGGCATACTCAATCTTCATGCCGAACGCCACGCTCACCAGCGTTGGGCAGACAACCCTGTTTAACAACCTCGGCCCCAGCACCGTCACGATCAAAGACAGCGTGGGCGCAACCCTGCTGTCACTGGCCGCAGGCGAAGTGTGGCAAATCTACCTCACGGACAACACCACAGCAGCTGGATCGTGGCGCGCGTTTAAGTACGGCGCAACCACGGCGCAGGCTCAAGCCTCCCTGCTGGCCGGGTACGGCCTCGTGGCCATTGGATCGACACTGGCGCAGTCAAGCAGCATCACGTCCCTCGCCGTCAACTACACAATCGGAGACGTGGATCGCGCCAAGACCTTCGTGTGGACGGGTGGTCTCGGCACACTTACGCTGCCTGTGGCCATCACGGTCGGCAATAACTGGTTTGTGAATGTCCGCAACGGCGGCACGGGCGATCTGGTCATTGACCCGTCCGGCGCTGAGATCATCAACGGCGCCCTGACCCTCAACCTGTCCCCCGGCGACAGCGCCGTGATCGTCACTGACGGCACAAGCTGGTACACCATCGGCCTTGGCCAACAGGCCGTGTTCGCTTTCGACTACACGACAATCAGCCTTACGGGCCTGTCTGGCACCTACACCCTGTCTGGCAGCGAGCTTAACCGCATCTCGTATCAGTTTACGGGCACGCTGACAGGCAATATCGTCATCATTGTACCCTCTACGGTGCAGCAGTATTGGATTGACAACAGCACCTCGGGCAGCGCGTTCACCCTCAGTGTGTCCACCCTCGGCGGAACGCCAGTGTCAATCGCCCAGAACCTGCGCGCGATCTACTACTGCAACGGATCGAACGTCATCAAGGCCGACACGACCTCTGGCATTGCCACACCCCTATCCATTGCCGATGGCGGCACGGGCGCAACGTCCGCCGGGGCGGCCTTGATCAATCTAGGTGGCACAGCAGTTGGTACGGCGGTATTCACAGCGGCATCGACCGTCACGGGGCGTCTGGCGCTGCTCGCAGCGGCCTCGGGTGCCAACAGCGACATCACCAGCCTCAGCGGCCTGACGACGCCCCTCAGCCCCGCGCAGGGCGGTACAGGCATCACCAGCCTCGGCACGGGCGTGGCAACGGCCCTCGGTATCAATGTCGGTACGGCTGGATCGTTTGTCGTCAATGGTGGCGTGTTAGGCACCCCGTCCAGCGGCACTGTGACAAACCTGACGGGTACGGCCTCGATTAACATCAACGGCACCGTGGGCGCTACGACGGCGAACACGGGCGCATTCACCACGCTTTCAGCCTCCAGCACTGTTTCTGGCACGGGGTTCACCAACTACTTTGCTTCGCCTCCGGCTTTGGGCGGAACGGCCCCTGCCGCTGTGTCGGCAACTGCCCTATCCTACACCACCACGCTGACGGGCGGCACGGGCATCGTCAATCTGGGCAGCGGGCAGTTTTACAAGGAAGCTTCGGGCAACGTAGGGATTGGGACGGTTGGACCAGCCGGAAAGCTAGATATTGTTACCGGAACTAATCGTGGGTATTTTGATGATGCGGGCACTACCCTTTTCAGGTTAAATGCGGTTAACGCAGCAAATTCAGCGTATGCTCCGCTATCCTTGAACGGCAGCGTTCAAACATTTCAAATCGGCACAGCAGAAAAGATGCGCATCGATGCCAGCGGCAACGTCGGTATTGGCACTTCCTCTCCCGCCACCTACGGCAAGCTAGCCGTAATCGGAAATATCTCTAGCTCTAATTTTGTATTTGCTGACCAATCTACAACAACGGCTGGCACCGTAGGCTTCACAAATTCCAACGGTCCCAACATAGAGTTTTATGGAACTGCCGCCGCTGCCTTGGGGTCGATGCTATTTAAAACTGCTGGCGTCGAAAAGATGCGTATCGATAACAGCGGCAACGTCGGGATTGGTACGAGTTCGCCAACGACAAAGCTTCAGATTGGCGATATTAGCGCGACAGACGCAACCTTCCAAGGCCGGATTAAACTAGAAGACACCTCTGCATCGCTTCAG